AATTCCAAAATAGAGAAGGAAAAGAAGAATATGCATATCAAACATCATGGGGAATAAGTACAAGATTAATAGGTGGAATAATTATGACACATGGTGATAATAGAGGATTAAAGCTACCACCAAAAGTTGCTCCAATACAAGTTGTTGTAGTTCCTGTAGCTCAACAAAAAGAAGGTGTTGTAGAAAAAGCAACAGAACTAACAAATAATTTAAGTAAAGAATTTAGAACTGAATTAGATGCAAGGGATAATTACACACCTGGATATAAATTTAATTATTGGGAAATGAAAGGTGTCCCAGTAAGACTAGAAATAGGACCACGTGATATAGAGAATAACCAATGTGTTTTAGTAAGACGCGATACATTGGAAAAAGAAACAGTAAGTTTAGAAAATGTAAATAAAAGAATAGCAGAATTGTTAGAAGAAATACAAAAAAATATGTTTAAAATGGCAGAAGAAAATACAAAAAAGAAAACAACAGTTGCTAAAACATTAGAAGAATTCGAAAAAAATATTAATGAAAATCAAGGATATGTTAAAACAATGTGGTGTGGTAGTAGTGAATGTGAAGAAAAAATTCATGAGCTAACAGGAGCTAAATCAAGATGTATACCATTTAACCAAGAGCATATTTCTGATACTTGCGTATGCTGTGGTAAACCAGCAAGCAAGATGGTTGTATGGGGAAGACAATATTAATATAGACCAAGTAAAAAACTGTATCTTACTTAAGAGTAAGGATACAGCTTTTTACGTTGACGATAGATTTAGCAAATTAATGCAATTTTAATGCAACTGACTTAAATATTTTATATTTTTATTGATTTCTTCTTCTTTAAATTTATCAAAAACAGTAGTATAAGTATTTAATGTAGTTTTTATATTTTTATGTCCCAAAAGTTTTTGAAGGACTACTGGACTCATACCACTTTCAATACAACGAGTAGCATATGTATGTCGTAACATATGAAAATTAACATTAGATGTACCTAAATGTTTTTTACAAAATTTTTTGAAGTACTCATTAACGTTATAAGTACGAATAAAATCACCGTTATTATTTGTAAATATTAATTGATTAGGATTGATGACCATTTCAGATATAGCTTTTTGTAAATATTTTTTATATAAAGATGTTATTGGAATATCACGAAGAGAAGTATATGTTTTAGTTGTATTTCCCAATATGATTTTAGAATGTTTATCTCTTGTTAAAGTATTGTTTATATGAATAATATTCTTTTTAAAGTCTATATCGTTTATAGTTAAGGCTAATATTTCACCAATTCTCATTCCAGTAAACATAGCAATAGCATAAATATTTCCATATTTTACATTATCTAAATTTTTTAGAATAATTTTTTGAGATTCTAAGTCAAAAGCTTCAATTTTTTTATCAATTTTATCTGATTTAGGCTTTAATACATTTATCATTGGAGATTTATTTAAATAATCACGTTTAATAGCCTCATTAAAAATTCGTGTTAATTCTTCATATATTTTATCTATAACAGAGTTTGCATATTTAGTATTTTTTAACATGAAATCTTGAATTTCTATACTAGTAGCTTTTTGAACTTGAACTCTACCAATATCATTTTTTATAATATTCAATACAAAAAAATTATCGTGATACGTACTTTCTTTTATAATATTACTTTTTAACTTCATATCTAAAATATCTTTGCCAAGTTCGTAAATTGTAATTTTTGATTTTTCAATAAAAGAATTGTTTTGAATATTATTTATAGCTTCAGTAATTTTTTCTTTAACTTCTTTTCTAGTTTTACCATATATAGTTTTTCTGTTAAGTTTACCATCTGCTTTTCTTCCTGCTGTAAATTGTCCAACCCATCTATTTAATTTTTCTGAGAAGAAGATGGAGCCTTCTCCATTACCTCTTTTTGCCATTGCAAGCCTCCTTTCTTATGACTTTAGATTCTATTTTTATATTATATTTTTCTTCTAGTACTTTCATCAAAGCTTTATTTATTTTTTCGTAATTCATTTTATTATTTTTATGCATAAAAAAACTCCTTTCAAAACTTATGTTCTCTTGAAAGAAGTTAAAAATAAATATATAATAAATAAAACTCTTTCAAGAGTTGATTTTGAGAATAGATAATGTAAAACTTTGGCGAGGGATACATTATCTATTTTTGTATTACAATAATATTTCATTTTTGTGAAAAATATTTTAAAAAGTTGCATTTTTTTTTACAAAATTGTATAATATATTATACATAAGGCTAACTTGTGAAGGATAAAGGCTGGGTTCCCGAATGGGAGTAGATATATTTCAAAAATATATTTAGAATCCTTTGCCCCTGGGGTTAGCTTTTTTTATTTAATTTATTTTTTAAATTGTTTATGATATTATCTGGATCTTTTTTTATTTCTTCAACAATAAAATCAATAGTTTGAATAGAATAACTATATTTAGGTGCTTCACCTATTGTGTTGATATAACAAAATTTTGGATTATTTTTTATATCATAATAATTGGCAAATAGTTGAAAATGATATCGATTAAATGTTAAATTTATTTCAGCTTTTTTCAATCTTTTATTAATTTCTTGATTTAATTTTTTCATAGTAAATTTATGTGTAACATTAGGGTCTTTTAGTTCTTTAATAATTTTTACATTTTCATTTGAACTTTTATCAATACTTAATAATTCAGTAGCTTCATTTTTATTTTTGGTAATATAATGATAATGTTCAATTCGTATTGCAAATCCATTATTATTTTTTTCAACTAAAGGATTTAATTCATGGAAGGTAGCAATTAATTTTTTAGATAGTTCTTCTGGATATTTTGCTCTTATTTCTGGCTCATTAAAAGATTTCATATTTGTAGTTAAAGTTAAAAAATTTTGAGGAATAATTTCACTCATATCTATATTATGAAATTGTTGCATTTTTTCATTAAAATTAAACAAACAAGCTTGAAATAATGGAATATATATCATTTCATACTCGGTTGTTACAAAATGAGTACTAGTATCTCTTAATTCAATTATTTTTTCTAGGTTTAATCTTAATGGGTCTTTTGAATTTGTGAATACTTTCTTTATGCATTCAGATAGACTAATAGTTCTGTTTGGTTTATCTTTGTAATATATTTCACTATTTCCATATTTTTTTATTATATGAGCTTTTAGCATTAGCTCCCAAGCATTACATATAAAAAATGAGAAACCTTCTACTCGATATTTAATAGTTGGTTTATTATATATTTCAACAGATAAAATGAATGCTTCTTTTGATTTGTCTAATAATAAATTTACAATATTATTTTCCATTTGTTAGTCCTTCTTTATTAAATTTTTCCTTGATAAGATATACAATTGAGTCGAGAGTAGTTAGTTATTTTTTCTTTTCTATAGTAATTTTAAAGTTTTTTCTAATGGTATTTATTATTAAACATATTATAATTAATGCTATAATAATAGATAAAGCAATTATTATGTTATTCTGACTATTATTTTTTTCTTCTAATTCCTTATTTTCAGCTATCATATTAAATTTTTCATTTGCTTCTTTTTGTTCTTGTTCAGCTTTTTTCTTTAATTCTTCATCTCTTCTTTTATAATTTTCTTCGATTCTATTCCATTCTTCGGGACTGACATCATCTTTATAAACCCATTTAGCATATGATATATTATAGGAAAGTATAGTTATAATAATTAATAGAAATGTAAGTATAGATTTTTTCATTTATTTCTCCTTTTTTTATTCAAATATTTTACTTATTCGTGCTTCTACAACTTTACCTATTATTTTAAAGTTATCATTTTTACTTAATTTTCTAGGCGGATAATAGGAATTAAAAGCAACCAATTCAATATAATTATCATATTTTATAACTTTTTTAACTGTACCTTCTTCACCATCTACAAGAACTATAGCAATTTGACCACTTTCAACATCAGATTGACGATGTACAATTATAATGTCATCTTCATACATAACTGGTTGCATACTATCTCCTACTATTTTTAATGCAAAGTAATTTTCTGGGTCAGCTAATTTTTTATCAATAGTCACATATCCAATAATATTTTCTGATGCAAGATAATCATATCCAGCTTTTACAGTTCCTAGAAGAGGAAATACACGTTTATCATTTAAAGTATTTCCTAATTTTTTATCTTCACCAGCCAGCCAAGCAGGAGAAACATTAAAGAAATTAGCTAATTTGACTATAGTACTTCTTTTGACTCCTTTAATTTCTCCTGAAGCGTATCTAGAAATAGTAGCATTAGTTTTTCCAACATTTTCTTCAATTTTATCTAATGTATAATTACTATTATTTATTAACTCGCTTAATCTTTTAGCGAAAAGTTCATCCATTGTCATCAAACTCCTTTACATGGATTTTACTATATTTTTTCGCATTACGCAATATTTTTGCAAAAAATAATAAAAAAATTTCGTAAAAAGTATTGACAAAAAAATGAAGATACTGTATATTACGTATAACGTAATTACGCGACACGTAAAATAAAGAGAGGTGAAAAAATTGGAAGAAGCAGTTAAATATACTTTAAGTAGACTTGAAGGCTTTTTAAAGTTTAAAAATATTACTAAGCCAGAATTAGCTAAAAGATGGAGAAAAACAGAAGCATATGTATATAGAAGATTTAATGGCGATGTAGAATTAAGCCTTACTGACATTTTAGAATTAACAAAAATATTAGAAATTCCAAAAGACGAAGCAAAAGATATTTTTTTTGGATACGAATTACGTAATACGTAAAAAGAGGTGAGAAGATGGAAGAAAGAAAAACTGAGGAAAAGATGGCTATAGATAATAATGAGACTTTAATTAGTATTTTAGTTGCAATAGCAATTGGAACTTTCGGAGGAATAGTTAATGCACTTATATCTTTATTATTTCATTAATATTTCAAGCGATAAATTTGCTAAAAAAGAAAAAGCGGTAGCAATTGCAGTTGTAATAACAGTAGGCTTTAAATGTATTTGATTTCGTTGAGTGTAAAAATCTATTCCTGAGCTAGTTAATCTAATTTTTTGTGGAAATTGAGAATTAGTATCAGAATATTCAATTAAATGTCTAAACTTTAAATTAGATAATGCACTCATAAATGCAGTATTAGAACTAATATATTTAGCAACACTTTTTGTTGATTTTAACTGATAATCTTCAATGCCAGTATGTTCAGGTCCTATATTAGCTTTATATAAAGTCTTAATAATTGATTTTTCTAATTTTTTTACATAATGAGTGTTATTAAAATTAGTTAGTTTATTTTGTAGCTTAATTGATAACAAAACGATTCACCTCCAATTGAGGTAATTATAATACAAATTTTGACAGAAAGGAAGTGAGAAAAGAATGCAAGAAAAGAAGTCAATTCTTAATTATGAAAATTTACCAGAAACAATAACACCTTATGATTATGCAGATTGGAGAGGAATAGGAGAGAATAAAGCGAGGGAGATATTTAATAGACCTGATTTTCCTAGAATTAAAGGAACAGGAGTAAAGCAGTTAGCAGATAAAAGAGCAGTTTTACTTTATGATTTAGGATTAAATGAAAAAGATAAGCAAGAAATACTACAAGAAATGGCAAGGCAAATTATATAGAAAGGGGTGATAGTAAATGAGTGAACAAATGAAAAAGTATTGCATAGCAGGTAGAATTGTATACTTCATAAAAGATTATGTATTACCTTTAACAGCAATTTATGGAACAGTGTTAGTATGTTTAGCACATATATTTTTAAAGTAAGAGAGGAGTGAGAAAAAATGGAATATTTTATATTACTTGCACTAATAGGTATATTAATAGCTTACATAGTTATAAGAGAAACAATAGTACAAGCACAAATAAAAGAATTAGAAGAAAAGAGTAATAATGCAGAATTAAGAGCTGTAATACATTTTCAAAAAATAAATACAGTTGAGAACTTAATAAAAGAAGAACAAAAGAAACCGATTTATAACAGAAACAATTTTACATTAGTAAGCAAAATAAAAGAAGTAATTTCCAACGCCAATTAGATAATTACTTCCTAAAATAAAAAAATTTCATAAATGAACCTAAAACTATTTTAGCATAGTTTGAGTAGAAAATCAAGGGAGGATATCCATATGAATAATGACTTAGATACTCGTTATAGTGAATTAGAAGAAGCGATATCAACATTGAACATTGCAATAAATGAAGTAACTGATAATTGCGTAAAAGAAATATTAATATCCTGTAAAGAAAACTTAGAAAATGAATTTAATGAAATAAAAGATAGAGTTGAGGCAATATGGGAGAATGAAAAAAGAGAGTTAAAAAACGAATATTGGAGGAGTGTAGTGTGATGACTGAAAATTTAATAGTAATTAAACAATTACCACAGATAGAAGAACATTTAAAGGATTTATCAACTGAAATAGATGTAAAGGTAAACAATGCAAAGAAATTAGTATGTACAGAGGAAACTGTAAAAACAGTAAAGCAAGTAAGAGCAGATTTAACTAAAGACTTTAAAAATTTAGAAGAACAGAGGAAAACAGTAAAAGAACAAATTTTAGCACCATATATGCAATTTGAAGAAATTTATAAAACATACGTATCTAATAGATATAAAGAAGCTGATATAGATCTTAAACAAAAAATAGATAGTACAGAAAATGAATTAAAAAAACAAAAAGAAAATGAAATTAAGGATTATTTTGAAGAATATAAAACAGCAAACAATATTGATTTTATAAATTATGAACAAGCAAATATAAATGTCACATTAACAGCTAGTAAAAAGAGTTTAAAAGAACAGGCAAAAAAATTTATAGATGAAATAGTAGATGATTTAAAACTTATTGAAACACAAGAATGTAAAGAAGAAATTTTAGTTGAATATAAACAAAATTTAAATGTAAGTAAATCTATTCAAGAAGTAGCAAATAGACACAAGCTATTAGAAGAAGAGAAAAAAAAGCAGGAAGAATTAAAAAACAAACAATTAGAAGAAGCTCAACGACAAGCTGATATGTCAATAAAAACACAAGAAGTAGCAACAAAGAATGCTTTAGATAATTTTGTTATTGAAGCACCAAAGATAGAAGAACAAGAAGAAATCTTAACACTTAAATTTAAAGTAAGAGGAACAAGAAGTAAATTAAGAGAGTTAAAGAGATTTTTAGAAGATGGAGGGTATGATTATGAGTAATATATCAGTAAAAACAAATAAACCAACGAATAAACCAAAATTTAGTGTGGCAATACAAAGTGATACATATAAAAATTTAATAAATCAAACTTTAGGAGATAAAGACAGAGCAACAAGATTTATAGCTAGTATATCAAGTGCAGTAGCAACGAATACTGATTTACAGCAGTGTGATGCTGGAACAATATTAAGTGGAGCATTGTTAGGAGAAAGCCTTAATTTAAGCCCAAGCCCTCAATTAGGACAATACTATTTAGTTCCATTTAACAAAAAAGTTAAAGATGCAAATGGAAATGAGTATTATATAAAAGTAGCACAATTTCAGCTAGGTTACAAAGGGTATATACAATTAGCAATTAGAAGCGGTCAGTATAAAAAATTAAATGTGTTAGCTATAAAAAAAGGTGAACTAATTAAGTATGATCCATTAAATGAAGAAATAGAAGTAAATCTTATAGAAGATGAAGAACAAAGAGAAAATGCAGAGACTATTGGATATTATGCAATGTTTGAATATACAAATGGATTTAGAAAATCGCTATATTGGTCAAAATCTAAGATGGAAAAACACGCATTAAAATATTCAAAAGGTTATGCAGCACACAAAGGTTATACATTCTGGGAAAAAGATTTCGACGGAATGGCATATAAAACAATGCTTAGACAATTAATTTCAAAATGGGGAATTATGAGTATTGATATGCAACAAGCAGTAGAAAAAGACATGACAGCAATTAATACCGATGGTACATACGAATACGTAGATAACGAAGAAGATACAATCATTGAACAAGAAGAATCAAAAGACGAAGTAGTAGAAGTTCAAAATGAAAATACTGAAAAAGAGGTATCTATGAATGAACTATAAAATTATATCCAGTTGCAGTACAGGAAATGCTGTAATAATAAAAGA